ATGATCAATATAACCATCAATATCATAATAATATCTAGTTTTACCACCATATTCCCATGAATCTACTTTTAGTTCTGGAAGAGTATATTCAATATTATTACTATCTAAAATATCCTTTAACTTCTGTAAATTTTCATCTGCCTCATCTTTGTTAAAACTTAAAATCGCAGTAATTAAATATGAAGCCTTATTATATAAACTATCGTATTCATCATTTTCCCAACCAAATTCGCCAATTTCAAAATCAATATGACTAAATGAATTATGTCTATACTCACTTTTTGTAATACAAATCGCATGTGTACTACTTGAATTAGTTTCAAAAGTACCTCTTCTAACCTGTCTCTTCAATTTTTTTACCTTCTTGCTTTAATATTCTCTCTTTGTTACCAAAGGAAACCTGAATTTACTTTTAAATTTATTCTCTTAATTTTCGACCACACCAAGGGCAATACACAATATATTCTCGCTGATGAACAAATCCATCATCATACTCATCCCATTCAGATGTTTCAATATCTAAATAATATTCATTTGTTAATGGATCTACATATATTTGATTATCAGGTGAGTCATAATCACAACGGTTACACATAATTATTCTCCACTCTTAATGATTTCTTCTAATGTTCTGGGCGTGTAATTCATATAACTTTTCATACATCCGACATTCCACATATTACATGGTTTATCATATAAAGCTATCATCTGATACTTGACTTGTTCCATCATATTATCTTCAAATCCAGTATGCACATGACCGTAGAGATGATAGCTTCCGTGGTAATGATTCTTAAAGCAAGGAATTGGATAATGGCACAGAACTACAATCTTACCACCACCAATATCAAGTTCCTTGTAATCGGTAATCTCACAGAATCTACTCTGCAATTCTCTATTCTTTAACAGCTTAGAGTCGTGATTACCCTTAATTAGATGTATATGACCATTTAGATTGTTAAAAATTTCAATAGTTTTTGTTGCGTTATACCATGAAATATCTCCAAGTAAGTACACATCATCATCTATTCCGATTGTGTTGTTCCAATTTTTAATAATCACCTCATCGTTTTCTTCGATTGACTTGAATGGGCGATTATCAAAAGCCATGCAATTTTTATGTCCAAAATGCAAATCACTTATAAAGTAGTTCATAATTTATTCTCCAAATATAATTTTTCTTGCCCAATTCATAGTTGTAGAGCCACACATCTTACCAAAGAATTTACCAGCTTCAACAACTAATTCATTCTCTTCTTTTACACAATCCTCAAAAATCCTCTTAGGTAAATTTTGTGCAACAATCTTCATATCCTGTGGTTCAATCTTTTCAGACAAAATGCCTTCATCAATCATTTTATGTAATTCTTTCTGAACCCTATTCTTTGTAACAATTTGTTCTACTATATCAGAAGCTTTTGCTTTGGCAGCTAATTTCTGCGGATCTTCTACTTTCTGTCTGTGATTGTCTTTCTTGATTTCACTGAACTGTGAGTTTACAATCTTTAAAACAAACGGGGTTCTTGAATTTGGATTGTTAAGTTCTGTCTGATTCTTAACAACAATTCCTTCAGGAACATCAACTGCAATATCTGATTTGTGCATAAACGACATACAATGCTCCCAAGAAACAAACTCACCGTCATAAAATGTCTGTACATATCTCAAATTCAACTCATCAGCAAGTCTCTTAACCTCTGACTGTGGTAGATAACACTCATTTTCCTTATCATATACATCATAAAAATAAAATTTCTTATATGCATCCTGAATATATTTAATAGTATGAGAAATTAACCACTCCCCAAAGAATACATAGTTTGGATATTTTGAAAATGGTTTGACTGCTAACGTCTGTACCCAATTCCAAAATCCATTTAATGTATTGTTGTAATCAAGAGTCTGTCTTCTTGAAAATGCAACTAATTTATTTGTTTCGATGTCATATGCAATAGCTGAATTACTTCCATCTACCTTTTCCTGAATTACAATATGATCTCCTACATGAAAACCACCTGTGTTCGCTACTGTTAATTCCGTATCTTCTTTGATACGTGATATATCCATAAATTTCTTCTGTTCCAAGTTCCTCTTACCTTAGTAAGTAGTGCGCACTTTATCCTATAGGAACTTTTCTATTTTTCCTTTCTTATTTAATCTTCTAATTTGTTACCTTTTGCTTCATTACAAAGTTTACACATTGTTTGATAGTTACTAATATCATCAATACCACCTTTTGAACGTGGCAAAATATGATCTTTTGTCATTAAAATTTCATTACCATTATCATCGACTGCATATAAATTCAGATGATAAGTTTTATCCTGCAAATGTCTCTCTTTTGCAAAATATTTGCCTTCAATTCCACAAACTACACACTTACAACCTTTTGTGAAAAATGTCTGGTATCTTTGGCTATTACCTTTTATTAAATCTCCATCGAAATCAATCTTTGCATTTCTCTTATCTTTTTCAAATAAAACATTTTTCACTTTATTTCTAACTTCATCAATAGAATATACTCCATTACGAATTAAGTCCTTATGCTTTGATTCTGATTTTTTTAGTTTTGGTTCACAAAACTGCTTATTCAATAAAGTATTGTAGACATCTTCGATGTTTAAAACATCAATCAAATCTTTTACCGTTCTGATGTTGTTAGGAATATAATCAGAAAGTAAATGTCTATTCCAAACAATCTTAAAAATTTCTGTATCCAAATTTGGTGATAATGGATTATTATTTTTGGGAAAACTCGTATTTAAGAAATCTTCAATAGTTTCATATTTGTCTAATAACTCCTTATCATTAAAACGATAATGAAATTTAAGACCTTTAAAAAATTTCTTTTTGCTCATAGTGACATCTCCTTTAAAATTTTATTGTCACTTATATATTCTCTCTTTTATTTGGAAATCGTGAGCAGAAATGCTCTTAGATAGAATCATTTGAAATGCTTCTTTAATTTGATTCTTTGTTTTCATTTTTATGTTGTAAATATTCAAGAAACTCCTCAATCATATCTCTATCATCATCAGACATAACCTTTTCTGGTTTCTTAGTTTCAGATAGTCTCTCCATTAATCTTTCAATCTTGGAATTAGTATCATCATTTGATAAATTAACAATTGTTCTAAAAATGGTACATAATTCATCTGTTCCATCTAAGTAACTGCACCATACTCTATCTGCTGTCTCTTTATCTGTCGCAGTTTTTAAAGCGTCATAACTCCAAGCCATTCCCTGCGCCATACCTAGTTCATAAGCTTTATACATTGGTGTTTCTTTTGAAATATCTTCCCACTTTTTCGCAATGTAATTACTTACCTTATATTTACTCATAATTTTATTCTCCTATCTGGTCTACAATACTCTGTAACTTATCAATATGAAACTGCACAGCTTCTTTACCAAAATACTTTAAATTTAAAGGAACACATGCAAGTGTTGCGTTTCCAAACACTTTATTATCTGAATAGAATTTTAGCATTTCGCACACAGTATCCACATATATTTCATTTGGATCAAATTGAAAACAAATCACGTCACCCTTCTGTGGGTGCAGTTTTCTAACATTAATAAGCGTCTGTTTAAATAATTTCTTTCTCTGTCTCTTGTTCATACTTATCTTCCTTGTCTGCATAATAATCCGACATTTCCCAATGATTACATGGTTCTGAAAAATGTTCGCCATTACCATGACCATATTCAGTTTCCATATATTTTTTATCAAGATCGCACCAATTGTGCCAAACTTTTTCAACCATCCAATCCTGCGTCAAATATGTTTCTGTACATCTATGTTTACATGTACTACATATGTGTAAAATTTCTATTTTTTCATTCTTTGCTTCATTTAATCTTTTTAATATAATTTTAAATGCTTTACCAATATCTTCAGCAGAATATGTAATATTAGAAGTTAATCCTTCTTTATTCATCTATTTATTCCTCCTATAACTTCTAAATGATATTTTTCAACGTATTTTCTTCTCTTCCAAAACTTCCACCACGGAAATTTCACATATTCTATTTCTATAACTCGAAATATCTTGTCCTCATTTTTATCTCTATCTAACCTTAAAGCATGTGAACCAAACATTGTTTCGGCTAATTCGTTAATTGAAATGTGTTCTCCAAGTTTATATTCCTGTTTGTGTGGTTGTGGAGGATAATAGGAAATTACGTCATGTTGTCGTAATTCATATGCTCTCATACTGTTATTCTCCTATTCGCTCACTCTAAATACATTTGCATCACCAACTGCCAAATCTTTTACCTCTACAAAAGAATTAAAACAATCCTCCATAGTTGTAATCAGTATCTCATCGAATAAGTCTTCCATCATGCAAAAGAATCGTACAGATGGATGGAATCCTGGATATTCTTTCAAACGGTGTTTATTAACTCTACCTCTTAATACAGGAAACCCATGTCTTCTACGTTTATTATTATCCCAATGAATAGGGTTGGCATAAAAGGCTTTCTTCTTTCGTCTGTACTCCTCTAATTCTTCTTTTGCAAGTTTATCAATCTCTTTTTCTCGTTCTGTTTTCGGAGGATTACCATGAATGATATTGTCAAATTGTTTTCTGATATTATCATTTGCTTCTGACTTTTCTAAATCACTCATTTTGTCATAATTCATAGCAGCTTCTAAAAATATATTCTTCAATTTTTCACCTACTTTCACACCAAATGAAACGTGGTTTTAATTGGATTTATTTTTTTAAATCGTCATCAATTTGTTTCATTAAAAACTTCTTTGTAGTTGCGTGATAATCAGCACATCCAGTTTTCATATCAACTGCTTCCCACCATATACAATGATCGGGTTCGTGATAGCCACAATTACTAATTCTATACCCTTTATATTCATAGATACCTTTTGATATTTTTATAGCTCCCATACTTTTATTCTCCTAATGGTCTTTCATATGAAACCAAAAATTCATCTTACTTTTGCAAATTCTTTAATCTCTTATGACTCAATACATTTAGTGTATCTTCAATACCTTGATAATAAGCAGACTTTAAATCTGGATTATCATAATTTCTTGCCTTATCAAATACCTCTTGTATGTACTTCTCTTCATCCTTTTGATCTATTGATAAACGCTTGATTTTACCAATACAATCATCACATATATCTAAGCTGTTAAATAACTTATTCCAAATTCGACAACCATTAATATGTCTTTTAGCAATTCCTGTGATGTCAAGTTCAAAACCAGGAATTCTATTTCCACAAATATCACATACTCGATACTTTATCTTTGACATTTCATCACCTGCTCTTTCGCGAATCCAATACCAGTCACATTAAAACTTGTTACCTTACCCTCTTCAATACCAACAGTTTCCTCTGTGCCACCATGCCAAATGATACCTATACCTTTAATATGCATACCGTTTTCATCTTCAATTAATTCTGCTTCCTGACATACACCAATAGGCAAGAACTTACCTTTATCATTCGGTATCTCAATTGGCACATTCTTTACATTTTTGTAAGCATTTTTAATTGCATCTTTTGAATATATGACACCATTCAAATCAGGCTTATCTACTGGAATTGGTATTTTAAATGTCACTTCTATATTCTCTGATCTCATAATTCACCTCCTACAAAGCCAAAGAAATATCGCTTTTAATTCTTATCTTCATCATCTGGCAATTCTCCATTTTCATCCCAATCAGGAACTACATCGTTCCAACAAATATCATCCCAGTACATATCTGTGTTATCCATAATCGTTACCTCTCAGTTACTTATTCTCCATATCTACTTCAACAAATTTGCAATCTCATCAATCTCAAGTTCAGTTTTCTTATCATCAGATAGTAGCTTATCCAACTTGCTCTCCATCTTCTTCAAATCTGCTTCCTCTTTCTTCAGACTAGATACTTCCAACTTACTTTTAATATCCTTAATCCAAGCCGTTATGCCGTATCCTGAAATCTCAAAATCAGACATCCCAAGATCTACTGCCGACATAAGATATGAATTAAGTCTGATAAGTAATAACACTAATGCATCATCTGAACATACATTAAGGTTAATATTCATTCCATCCATACTGAGAACACAATTTGTCTCAGGAATAAATCTAAC